TCTCACGCCAGACATACTTCATGCAGTTGGCCTTGCAGTAACCACGGAATTCTTCGGTGGTTAAAGCTGCCTCAATGGCTTCAATGCACTCAATGCCCCCATCGGTGTAGTGAGAAGGATGATTAACCACATCCTCCTGGAGCACCGGTGCCTTTTCTTTCGTTAGCCAGGGCACAGGACAAATGCCGTCCTTGCAGCCAGAATCGTCTGTTACCGGCTCAAACCACGACGTTTGCGTGACTGCTCCAGCATCTCCTCGCTGGGCCCCTCCAGGTCCAGTACTAATGCCCTGGGCTTGGGTGATGCCCCCATCTGCAGACCCTCCTCCATTGACGGAATATACCCCGTCGTTCCAGGCCGTTGCCCCTCGAGATTCAGTGGATTCCTTTCCCGCCCCTGTTGACATGCGACCAAGCCTCGGTTGTACATATCCATTAATGGTACATCATTCGCTTCATTGTCGAGCGGTGCACCAAAATCTTCTTCGCTGAGGCAGCGGCACTTTACTTCGTCTTGAATGAAGCTATCTAAGAAACCTGCGACGCCATGCATGGCGAATACCCTGGTTGATTTATTGCTTCTACAATGATACTATGGCAAAATTCTTTGACCCCAATTACGATCCAACGGCTGACGCTGGTACGTCAGGGGCTGAGGTTACTGACCTTAATCCTGAACAGGCGTACGATACAGATTTACGTCGTTTCCCGTCAGAAGAAAGACAAGCTGTTGAATCGTTAAACGATAATCAAGACCGCGTTGGTAAGTTCTTTAGGGCAGCCAAAACCGCTGGGGCATACCGACAAAGAGCAGGTATTGCTGAACCGACCATCCGAGGTAAAACCCCAAGAACAGAAGCAACAATGGACGGTGTTGCACTGCCAAGTATGGGGGACACAATCGGACGAGCCGGAAGTACCGGCTACGCCCGTAAACCTGGATCAAGCTTTGGTAAGCAATACTAAACCTGGGAGAACACAACGTTCTTTGGTTGGTCTTGATACTTACCTTTCCGGTCCTGGTAAGTAACTTCACAATGGCTACCAGTGTGGAACAACAGCTGAGTAATTCCCTCGTTCGCATAAATGCGATTGAACAAACCAGTGCAGTTACTGATTTCAAGCGTAAGGTAACCCTCCCATCCTGCTTCGGCAGGCGTGATGTTTACCATAATCCCTGACCGCGCATACGTAGATTTACCAACAGCTACAACACTAATGTTGCTAGGGAGCCTCAGACGTTCATGCGCTACGCCAAGGCAATAGCCGTACGGCGGCAGCAAGAAGTATTGGCCACGTTCGTCTTCCCGCAGATCCGCTGGCTTCAAAATATCGGGATCAAAATTCTTGGGGTCACAATCCCCGGCTTGTACACGGCCAAAAATCAGGCACTGACTAGGTGATAAGCGAATGTCATATCCGTACGAACTGAGGCCGTAACTGAGAAGCTTCCGTCCATTCTCCTTGCTTACCAAATGATCCACAAATGGATCAATCATCCCATGTTCAAGGGCCTGCTCACGAATTTCCCAGTCGGCAAGGATGCTCATAATTCCTTTTAATCCTTTTCACTCTAGAGAAATTAACAGAGAATGTGCCCCCTTGGTTCGTAAATATCCTTAAAACGTTCGATTGCTTTCCCCGTATCTTCCATGGGAGGCAGGTACACCAATAGTGAGGTGCACGTTTTATGCACGCCAACACCTGTGCTCTTGCGAACTGTTAACGTTGGTGGCGTCCGCAAGATGCAGATGGGAAAATCAAAGATCTTAAACTCGTAACGAATCATGTCCGGGCAGTTGGTAAAGTACAAGCCCTGACTTACTTCTCTTGCTAACCAGCTGCGGTACAGCTTTCGGAACCACACCGCATGTGACGATGTCAAAGTTGGAGAAGAAGACCGTGTCATCTTCCAGCGTTCATTCTTCTTGTCCCAGAAGTATGCGCCACTGGGAGGAAAGACGTAAACCTTGCCGTACCACGTTTGGCAGTTCAATCCATCGTCAGATGGAGTGAAATACTTCTTGGCATCGACGTATTCATTTGCAAAATCTGAGCTGGCAACATCAAGATCAATACCCTCCATCAGGGCGTGCGCTGCTGAAACCAGGTCAGAACTTGTGATTAACTCACGATCTTCTGCGTGAGCCTTGATGTTTTCAATTGCCATCAGTCTTCCGATACTTTGTTGTAGTCGATTTCCAAGTAACGCATGCCCGCTGCATCATTGATGATGTAACCAGCTTTTTCCGTTGGATTAATTTTCTGTGCAGCACTGAGGATACGCCTGAATGTCTCAGCTAAATCCCCATCATTACCGCGTTCACACTCCTCTTGCGCTGAGTGCATCTCCTTTAGCGTCATGAAGAACATCGAACGGTCGGAATTGTCAGGTTGAAACACCATCACCCCTGGACCTTCATGCTCCCACATTTTGCAATAATGCTGCCCCATGTCACCAAGGATCAACTTGATAGTGGCATCAAGCATCTTGGCTTTCGTTTGATCAAGCTCAGGACCGATCACCGATGCGATCAACTTTTCACGACGGCTCATTTTTGATCAACCCCTGCTTGATTAATGCTTCCAGTAGTTTATTGGTTGGTTTGTACAAGACAACCATCTTGCCCAGGATACCGCGTTTTTTTACGAGGCGTCCAGTATCGTCCTTCAGTTTTTCAAATTCTCCTGAACGGATCAGATATTCTGCCACACAACGTAGCCGTCGTTTAAGTGGCAATTCGGCTTGCGGGAATTTGCCGCAGATTGTATCAGGTGTTAAGTCCTGGAACGCAAGACGCAAACGATTGGCAAGTGTCATACCAAAGTTCGCATCCTCTTCTTCATAATTTTTTAAGTTTTCCAGGTATCTTTGCAGGCACCCGTCATCGAAAGATCCTTCGGGTGGCAAGAACATTTCCACTTGATCCGCAAGTGATGCTGGCAATACTTCCCTGTAATTGACCAGGGTTACAACCTCAGTTTCAATCCCGTGAAATCTGTGCGGCATTATACGAGACGATCGGGGTTAGTTGTTTTATATTTGGTCGACCGTGCACCGGTGTTGCCAATAAAATCCCAGAGATCACTTTGGCGATTCTTGCAGAATGCGTGAATCATCTGGTTCCATGGGATACGAATAACCGCTTTGCGATTGGGATCTGGCGAAATATTGACGTAGTGAACACCTTCTACCCAACCCTTGTCAGGAGTCTTACGTCCAATAGAAATCCAATTTCTGATCGTTTGATCGGATACGCCCAACCGCTTGGCACACTCCTCAGTTGATACGTATTCATCTGCGTAAATCTGGGGATTCAAGATATTTGTTTCATCTTCTCCGTAACGACTGTGCCACATTGACGAAAGGATGTTGCGAATACCCTTGAGTTCGGTGGCAATATCCTCCAAACCTTTTCGTAAGCCGTAGTTCATAGCGACAAATCCTCTCTATAGATGCTAGTGTGTGTGAAAAGGTTTTGCATCATGGAAGAACAAATTCCCCCTAGTCAGTTTCCGGGTCAGCCCACTGGTCAGGACTATTTCATGAATGAGATCAGCCCTGAAAATCTTGCAGCAATGAAAGCAAGAGCAAAAGAACTAGCCATCCAACAAGCCTTGGCCCAGCAAGCGAGCTTTCAACAGCAACCGCCGCAGGTGATGTATGTTCGGCGCAACCTTACCGTTGCAGAATTACTGGTTGTATTCCTCATTTCCTGTGGAATTGTAACAGGAATCCAATTTGTTTGGCACGGTGTTTCCAACCTGCTGCCCAGGATTGAGGTAAGGGTTAAGTGAGCAAAGAGAACTATAATTAGGTATAATACTGCGCAGTATAAGTAGGTGGCCACCAATAGAAGGATCAGCGAGTTTCCGTCGATTGACGGCACCGCGATTGTTGATGAAGACCTCATGACGCTGGTCCACGTTTTTGAAGTGGACCCGGTACTGCGCAACAAAAAAATTACCTTCAGTCAGTTCCGTACTTACCTAGATCAATACTATGCAAACGTCACTGGCGAAACAATCAGCGGCAATGTTGTAATTCAAGGTGGTTTAACCGTTAGTGGTGCGACAAGCCTGAGCACTGTCACAAGTTCAGGCCTTGGAACATTTAGCGGTGTTATCGTCCAGAACAATTTAAATGTCAGCGGCACTACCAGTGGAACAACCTTCACTGGCTCCATGGCAAACTTTGTGTCCGGACGATTTACGGACAGAGTATCTGGCGCCACTATCACCGGCAATAACATCCAAGCAACCACAGGTAACTATCAGTCTCTTACTGGTGTGACCGGTGTTTTTACAACCAGTCTCTCTGGTGCGACAATTACCGGCAACGTTGGTCAATTTACCACGGTCTCAGGCCAATCAATTTCTGGTGCAAACATCACCGGTGTTTCTGGCGTATTCACCACCCAGTTATCCGGCGCCACAATCACGGGCAATACCATTCAAGCGACAACTGTCACCGGCATTACCGCTAACGTCACCACAGGAAACTTTCAAACACTCACGACTGCCACTGGAATCATCCAGTCGACACTTACAGTCACTGGCGTCAGTACGTTTGTCAGCTCAGGTCTTTTCCAGGGCAACGTCAATGTCACTGGTACTCTCAGCGGCAACACAATTACTGGTGCAACGGGCGTCTTTACATCTGTAACAGGTGTATCCGGTGTTTGTACAACACAGTTATCGGGTGCCACGATTACCGGAAATGTGGGGCAATATACGTCGCTTACTGGTGTTACTGGTGTATTCACAACGTCTGTTTCTGGTGCCACCGTTACAGGCAACACGGGACAATTTACGACCGCAAATGCTGTCACAGGAAACTTTACGTCACTTACTGGTGTAACCACAACTGGTACCCTGGCTCGATTTACAACTGTTACTGGCATCAGCGGCGCATTTACATCGTTAACAGGACAAACAATCACAGGTGTTAGTGGTGCATTTACATCGCTGACCGGCGTAACAGGCGTCTTTACTGCATCGTTATCAGGCGCAACCGTAACCGGTACCACGGCTCAATTCACGACCGTCACTGGCGTCAGTGGAGCATTTACGGTTCTTACTGGTGTGACCATAACCGGCACAACGGCTAACTTTGCATCAGGCGTATTCACAACACAGCTTTCAGGTACGACCGTCACTGGTACAACCGCCAACTTCACAAGTGGTATTTTCCAGAACTTAACGGCAACCAACCAAACGTTTGGCGGCAACCTTACATTCTCTGGTAATACAACAACACTGGGATCCGGCTTTATTGTTTCCGGTCTTAGTGTCACTGGAACAATTAGTGGCATCACTGTTACCGGCACTGCAGGTCAATTCACAACTGCAACTGCTGTCACTGGTAGCTTCACGTCATTAACTGGTACAACCACGACAGGTACTACTGCCAACTTTGCATCTGGCGTATTCACGACCGTAGTCTCTGGTGCGACGGTTACTGGTAATACCGTTAACGCAACCACTGGTAACTACCAATCAATCACAGGTGTCACTGGCGTATTCACTACGTTATTGTCTGGTGCTACCGTAACCGGCACAACGATCCAAGGCACAACAATCACTGGTGTAAGCGGTGCATTTACTGTTGTTACTGGTGTAACTGTCACGGGTACAACCGCTAACTTTGCCAGTGGCGTATTCACCACACGAGTCTCTGGCACAACCGTAACCGGTAATACGGGTCAATTCACAACTGTCACGGGTATCAGCGGTGCATTTACTGTTGTAACAGGCGTAACCGTTACCGGCACTACGGCTAACTTTGCATCTGGTGTATTTACCACCGTCGTTTCGGGTACAACCGTTACTGGAGCAACAGCTAATTTTACAACTGCAAATGCTGTCAGCGGTAACTTCACATCGCTAACCGGTACAACAACCACTGGTACTACCGCCAACTTTGTCAACGGTAACTTCAGTACACAAGTTTCTGGCGCCACAGTGACCGGTGCTACGGGTGCATTCACCAATATCACCGGTAGTATTCTTCGGGTTACAACTCCCTCTGGCGCAACACCAGCCATTGTTTGCTCCGGTGTTGTTTCCGGTAGTGCATCTGGTTTTGTAATTCAAGGACCATTAATCATCCTTCCTTAATTTTTTGGCTTAAAATAGGTAAAAACAGGTAAGCAACAATGCCGTACGGTACTATCAAGGTTGATACGATTACGTTTACGAATGCGGGCGTAGATAAGAGTGTTTCAATTTCGGGCTTAGTTCAAAACCCTACCTTTACCGGTAACGTAACGGCAACAGGTACCATCTCCGGTTTAATTGTTCAGGCCCCAACGGTAACTGGTACGACTGCCAACTTTGCATCTGGTGTTTACACCACGCAAATTTCTGGTGCAATTGTTAAAGTTCCAGCAGGAAGCGCTGGTGCTCCAAGTATTCAAGTAGGTGTTGGCGCAAGTGTGGCGCCTGGTTTATATGGTGCAGGCACTGACCTTTTAGGTATTAGCACAGGTGGCGCAGGAAGAATTTTTATTGATTCAACGGGCAGACTTGGGGTTGGGACAAGTAGTCCATCATCACCTTTACATGTTTTATCCTCTTCTACACTTATAGCAACTTTTAGTGGGCCTGCTAACGCTTATTTAGATGTTACCGATGGTACCGGTGTTTTTCGTGTTCAATTATCTTCAAATACTCCAGTAATAGGATCAAGCACAAACCATGGTTTAATTTTTAATACCAACGCCACTGAGCGTATGCGTATTTTGGCCGGAGGCAACGTAGGCATTGGAACAGGTAATCCTCAAGCAACCCTTGATGTTGGCGCAAAGTTTAGAGTTGATACAACAAGTGCGTTTGGCGTTCTAAGTCTTGCCAGGCCCGATGGTACTCACTCTCCTTTTATCAGAGGAGCAGATAGTGCCGGAACAGCATCTGCGTTGCGTTTGGGAGATGTAGGTGGCTCACAAGCCGCAATGGACATTTCTGCTGCTGGGAACATTATTTTTTACACCAATACGGCAACAACCGAACGTCTCCGCATTGACAGCTCTGGTCAACTCACAGTAGCCGCAAAAACAAACGGTGTCACCAATGGCATAATTTACAACGTACCTTATACCGGCGGACAAGCTAACGCAGTATCACAAGTTCTTGCCGCTGCTACAGGAACCGCCAACGCTTTGGCGCGGATCAACATGTCAACTGTTGATCTTGCAAACACCAACGGTAGCTTTATCTCTTTTGCTACCTCTGCCGGTGGCGGTGGGTCGCCGGTAGGCGATTTAACAACAGAAAAAATGCGTATAAGCCCAGTAGGTAACGTGGGGATTGGGACGACTTCGCCTACTGCAAAACTTACAGTATACGGAGACGGCACCTCAACAGACACACTTGATGTTGTCAACCCATCTGCTACTAACGGTGCAACTATTCGTTTTGCTGACGTAAATTCAAGCTCAGCAATCAAAACAATCCCAGCAAGTAGCACTCATTCGCTAGGTTTCTTTGTTGCTGATGCAACCGTAGAACGGATGCGCATCGACAGCTCCGGCCGGGTGCTGGTGGGGACGAGTACGTCTTTTGGTGTTGGCACATCAAATGCCGGCCAACTCCAGGTAGCCGACACGAGTATCGGAATTGTTTCCCTTTCAACGTTTGCTAATACAGGAAACGGCGCGTTCTTAATGCTTGGAAAATCAAGAGGTACAAGCATTGGTTCTTACACGGTCGTTCAAGCCAATGATCAACTCGGTACTATTCGGTTTGCCGGTTCAGATGGAACATCCTTTCAGACATTTGGCGCTTCCATTGAAGCCTATGTAGACGGCACCCCGCGAGCAGCCCGACGGAGAGGATGAGGATTGGTAACAGTGGATTTACCAATCTTTTTGTAACGGCCAATGATGGATTCCAAAGCCGAAATAGTGCTGCCGCTGGAACAACTCTCGCTGTATTTGCTGGCAGACATTCAGCGACTAGCACGACAGATGGGACTATCAGTTTTCAAGTCTGGACTAACGGCAACGTCCAGAACACCAACAACTCTTACACAGCTATTTCTGATATCAAGCTGAAGGAGAATATCGTTGATGCAAGCTCCCAGTGGGCCGATCTCAAGGCACTTCGGGTTCGCAACTACAATCTGAAGGAAGGGCAGACCCATAAGCAGATTGGACTCGTTGCTCAGGAAGTGGAGCCCATCTCTCCTGGACTGGTCTACGAATCCCCCGACCGCGACGCAGAAGGAAACGACCTCGGCACCGTCACCAAGAGCGTCAACTATTCGGTGCTCTACATGAAAGCAGTCAAAGCCCTGCAGGAAGCCATGGAACGCATCGAAACTCTGGAAGCCAAGGTCGCAGCCCTGGAGGGAAACTAAACGTGGATATTATTCTCCACTTGGGAGGTAATTCGGTCAGAGCAACTAAGGCCGCTGAACTTGCTCTGCAATATCCAAATGCAGCCGTGGTCATCTCCTCGGAAGGGGGTGACCATGGCCTCAGTTATTACGACGCTGCTGGCATTGATCGCAGTCGAATTACAATCGACATGCAGGCCTGGGACACCGTCACCAACTTCACTCATACCTATAAGTTGTTGCGTCGACTTGGCATCACACGTTTGTTTGTGGTCACTGATTCCTCCCACATGCCACGAGCGCTTGCTATTGCAGAACAAGTGTGGGGTGGGCGTGTTCCCATTGAAGGTCACAGTTACCAAGATGGTGATGGCTACAAAACATCCGACGCCACTCACATCAAAATCGACACATGGAGAGCCTGGATGTGGCGTAGACTTGGTATTTTGCCGTACTGGATTTCTGTAAGGCAAGCACGAAGTGGGTTTGTGTCAACAGAAAAACATTCATTTTTGGAAATTGGTTTTTAACTAAGGTTGCTTAAATCAACAAACTGTTAAAATAAGAAAAACATTTATCAACATGTCTACTGTTACCTGGGATATTGCACAGCTTGAGCGTCATCTTCCTGATGGAGACACATGCCCAGACGGTGCTGTTTCCACGATCCACTGGACTGCATCCCTGGAAGAAGGCGGTGAAGTAGCCAGTGTTTACGGCAGCGTTGGGTTAGGTGAACCAGCCTCCGGTTCCTTTACGCCGTACAATCAACTGACCAAATCGCAAGTTGTTGGTTGGTTACTGGCAGCACTTGGCGTTGATCAAGTTGTTTCCATTGAGAAAAGTTTGAATGACCAAATTCAACAAAAACTCAACCCAACATCAGCTGCTGGCATCCCCTGGTGATTATTTGCTATATTTTACGTAAGCTAACTGACTGACATGGCCTGCAAAAAGTCTCAACTGGTTTCCGCCATCAACTCCTTTGGTTCTGCACGTGCCACAGGTGACGGCAACCTTATTGCGTTTGCCGCTGAACTCATTGGCAAACTGGTTGATACCCTGGAGTTTGAACCGGAATCCGAAGAAGAAGCCATTACTCCCGAAGTTGTGGCAGAAGAAACTGCTGAGTAATTGACACACCTGATCTAAAGTTAGTAAAAAGCTTTAGGTCGATGTCAATAAAATTTGTCGAGGCAGCCGAGTTTTTCAAAGGACTGCCACATCAAGTTGACGCATTTAACTGGCTCCAGGATCAGGTTTCCTCCTCGGTCCTGGAGACTTTTGCGTCTAAGTACCGAAAAAAACCAACACCGCCCCAAAGTTTTGACAACACCTGGGACGGTGTATTTGCCGCAGCAAAAGCAGCGGGCAGTAAATATCCGGAAGTTGTTGCGGCTCAGTGGGCACTGGAATCAGGCTGGGGCAAACACACATCAGGTACTCACAACTACTTTGGATTAAAGGGAAGTGGGTCCAACGTCAACACCCAAGAATTTCTCAACGGTAAATGGGTCACGATCAAAGCCGGATTCATTGATTTTCCCGACCTTTACACCTGTGTTTGCTACCTAGTCGAGCGCTGGTACAAAGACTTTGGTCGTTACCAAGGCGTCAATCGTGCCAAAAGTGCTGAAGAGTGCGCCAGGCT